AGCATCGAGCCATAGCTACAGCAGACGAGCACTTCTAGTAGCCCGCTGTGGCTATGGCTTTTCAGGATGTTTGGTTTGCCTCGCATATTCTTCTGCAAGCAATCGTCGCATCAATGCCGAGAAGCCTTCCTTTTGATGTTTGGCCCATTCAAACAGATCTTCAGGAACATACACGTGGGTTTGGACGACTGGCCCGAGTCGTGGAACGGGACCACGTTTCTTTTGCGGTCGGTTTTCTGGGGCTCTTTTCATGGGAAAACTATAATCCTATTCTTTCATCTTGCACAGGAGAAGATTTTTTGTGTATATTAGTTTTCCATACAAAAGATAGCTAGAGATTACGTGGCGAGGAATTGCGGATGGAACAGGCAGCCTTGATCATTGTCGAGAATACACCAGACGTGCTGAAGGCCCGTCTCAAACGCGAATGGGAGGTACTCGACGCCCGGAAGCAAGCGGGCGAGGTCGATGACAATGTCGAACGTGCCCAGATGCTGACGACGTATTTAGAACATGGCCTCACCCAACGTGAGATTGAACAGACAGTACATCTCAGTCACGTCTATATAGGGCATCTTTTGCGGTATCACCGATTTTTGGTAGCAACTGCTACCAAAATTCCAGAAGGTCGGTTTCGCGTCTACTGGAAAGAGCATGCCAATCCTGCTTGTCTGCGGGATTTGCGTGGCAAAGAGAAAGAGTTGGCACTTTTGGCCTATGAACAACAGGTTTTTCAGGAGATTCTGGAGAAAGATATGAAAGGAGAGAATAAGACTCCAGAGGCGCGTGGGGAAAAGAATAAGGTCACACGCCAACTGACCAAGCAGATTCTTGCGCAGTTTAGTGATGGTAAGTTTCATCTGGTGCGTGACATTGCTACTGCTGTTGACGCCGACATGACGGTCGTCCGTGACATTTGTAACAGCATTGTCAAGAAGGGGACGCATAAGATGCTTGGCGAGCGGCGCCCTGCGGCTCCCGCGCAAGGCTCGTATACCTACCGTTTTGTGAAAGGGGGAAAAAAGAAAATTGACATAATGGTATTGGATAAGGAAACGAAACCGCTATGGGATGATCTGGACGCCCTTGTGAACGGCCACCGAGTAGATTTTTCCCAACAGGCCGTGAAGGAATGGGCTGCCAGATTTCACAAGACTATGGACCGTGTGGCGCGCTAACACCACGACGGTCCTCGATGCTCTGGTTCCTTACAAAGGATACACGCAGATGTTTACACGACGCAACTCGACTACGCAGCCCGTGACACGGGAGTTGGCTAGTGCATTCGCCACGATGATGCCCTCCCCGACGGAACGCGAGTTTAGCGAGAAACGCTTTCGATTTCTTCAGGATCGCTATGAGGCTGGGGTGTTTCTTCCGTGCCAGTGGGCGACGGTCTGGCTCGACGGTATACAGTACCGTATGAATGGCAATCATAGCTCGAATGTGCTGATGAAGGTTGCTGATCCCTTCCCGACAGATCTCATGGCCCATATTGACGAATATGAGGCGGAAACGCCGGAAGATGTCGTCGAACTATTCCGGCAATTTGATGCGCGTGAATCGTCGCGGACGCCCACGGATGTTGCGGGGGCGTATCAAAACCGCCATCCCGAACTTCAGGATATTCCCAGGAGGATTGCCAAAATAGGCATCGAAGGGATTGCGTGGTACGGACGGGTCATTGAAGGGATTCCTACGGGCAAGGGGGATGATCGCTATAAGCTGTTTCGGCATGCCGAGTATTATGATTTTCTGCACTGGTTGGGTGCGCTGCTCGATATGAAAACCCCAGAAATGATGCGCATCGAAATCATTGCCGCGATGTATGCCACGGACCTTGTGGCCAGTGGCGACCAGACCAGCCATCTCTTCTGGGAGGAGGTAGCACGGGGCGGGCGTGCCTATGAGGATCAGCACCCAACGACGGTCCTCGATAAATGGCTCAAAGCCTGCCATGATGGGACGTGTGAGGACAAGATGAAGTCGGCGTACCATTACCAAGGCTGTATTTTTGCCTGGAATGCCTACCGCGAAGAGCGGACGATTAAAGATATTCGGTTCCTCACCACGAAGGGGCTGTACACGCCTCGTGCGTAATCCGTCACGAAGGCCCACACCTGTTGGTACTGGCAGGTGTGGGTTGCCCTTCTAAGAAGCCGAGGTAGTTATGCATACGTCTGCTGAAAAGATCAAGGATGACACCTGGCATACTCGTCATGAGTGGATACGTTGGCTCATGGGCGAAGATGCTCAAACGCTCTTGTGGCAAGTCTGTGAATGGATTGATGACCCTGTGGTCTCACGCGAAGGTCTCGTTGCCCGGGTCGATGCGTGGCAGCAGAATGCCAGCAAAGCGGTTGGGGCACAGTCATGGACCGTCCGCGTGGATCAGCGCTTAGGTATCTGCCTCGATCAACGACTCTACATTTTCGACAGGCGCATGCGTGCATGGGAGTGACCAATGGCTTTATTTATGCCAACAGACGTTGAGAGAGACGTGAAGGAGTATCACGAGATCGTGGGGATGCCTCCTACGATCATCCAGGGGATTGACGCGGGGCGCCGTAGTTGGAAGTATCGGAAGGATCTCGTATGGAATTCCCAGGAGATCAGCGAGTCTTATTATCGTGCCACTCTAGAGCAACGGGCCGCAATAGACTTGGTCTTTCTCTCTTTCTGTGGATGGGAACTCGGCACTATCATTGCCGCAATACCGAGACAAGAGGAGCCTGCCGCATGACGAGCAGCACGTCGCCCACGGTGCACGATGTCCGGTCTATGCTCGATGAACTCTTTGCGATTCGGTGTGCTCTCGCTTCTTTATCGCAAGAACGGGACGCGGCCATTCTGGGGCACCTGCCGCCTGAATTCCAGGAGGTCGTCAGCAGTATCCTGCGAGAGTTTGCCGACATGCAAGAGCAACGCGAGCAGGCAGACAACGTCCTTGCCGGGCAGATCCGTCTGGCGGTCAAGACGCTCGGCCTCCCCGTACTCGGTACTCATCTTCAGGCAGGCTATCAGCCTGGGAGGCGTTCATGGGACAGTGATGGCTTAGAACGACTGGCCGTCCGTGAGCCAGAGATTTTAACCTATCGCCGCCAAGGCGAGGCCATTGTGACGATTCGTGCCCGTGCACAGCATCGTCGTACTACTCCACTCTTGTATGATACGCATACGAGTTAGCCTAGGAGCCCTGATGCCCCCCGCCCCTTGGCCCCGCCGCATCCTCAACGCGATTCCCCCCATGCCCGATACACTCTGGGTGGGCTTCTTCCTGTTCATGGTCTTCATGTGCGGGGTCATTCTGGGGCTCACCTACCGCGATCTGCACCGTGTCGCCACGGTGCCTGAGCATTTCCCGCTGCAGCACCAACTCAACAGTTTAGAGCAGCGCGTGCGGACCTTGGAACAGCGCCAGCCGTGAAATAATGCTTGACTTTTCCCCAGGTTATCCACAACCTTAGCGCATAATTCGCTCTCGCCCTCGGGCGAGATCCGCCTCTGTCTCTCACGCGGCCTTCGGGAACGAGCTTCCTGGAGGCCGCGTTGTCGTTGGCGCCCCTGGCTCTGCGGGATGTAGAGCCCCTGATCCCTGCCTGGCGGGATGCCGGGCCAACCACACACACCGAGAGGGTGCGTATGGCGCTCAAGCAAGTCTATGACGCGCAGACGGATATTCCGCCTGCCCTGTATGAGCATTACACGGAACGCGACGGCAAATGGATTGTCGCTCTTGATCCCGTCCTGGAAGACGTGGGTGGCCTGAAAAGTGCGCTCAATAACGAGCGGACGCTTCGCCGCGAGACGGAAAAGCAACTAGTCGAGTTGAAGACGAAGTTTGAAGGTGTCGATCCTGATGAGTTTCGCAAGATGCAAGATCGCGTAAAAGGGCTCGATGACGCCGATGTCTATGACAAACAAGGTATTGAGGTCCTCATCGCGCGGCGCACCGAGTCGATGAAAAACGACCACGAGCGGCAACTGGCGACGCTCAAGCGCGAGAACGATCACCTGAAGACGACCAGCGCGGACCTGGATCGCCGCTGGCGTCAAGACCGTATTAAAACAGCCCTTTTAGATGCAGTCACCAAGAATGGCGTGTACGAGAAAGCTGTTGATGATGCGGTACAACGCGGCCTCGCGGTCTTTACGGACCTGGACGAGCGCGGGAACGTCATCGCCAAAAACGGCGACGATACGATTTACGGCAAAGATGGCGTCAACGCGCTGAACCCGAGCGAGTGGATTACCACGCTCAAAGCCAGTGGCCAGGCGCCGCACCTGTGGCCGCCGTCGTCGGGAGGCGGGGCTCCCGCGAGTCATAGTGGC